ACATCGATATAGAAAATTCTTCGTTCTGGTGCTCTAGATATTCTGTAAATAACTACAGCGTCTTCCATCATTCTCAACTGATTCAGAGGCTTATGTGCCTTCTGTAAGTGAGAAACAATTAGTGAATTAGTCTCATTTAGCAATCCAGAATTAGCATGAACAATAGAGTCTATTGCTATCTTTAATCCTGCTAACTCGGTGCCTTGCTGTCCTACTTGGCTAGTCTGATTTGCTAGAAATCCTTTTTCACTATAAATATAATACTCATTCTTAATCTGTTTGGTTAGAGACTTATTGTCTAGTGAATTACCAGATCTTTTGTCATCATATTCTCTAACTTTACGGATCTTTCTTGGATCAATATAGCGCAACTCTTGAATACCTTTCTTGGGTTGCTTTACATCAATCATAACGTGATAGTTTATTCTTCCATCGACATACCACTTCTGGAACGTATCATATCCAGACGTAGAGAAGTCTAGTAACCTAAGAACAGTGTCAAACTCTTCTCTAATTCTCTTCCTGATACTGTCTGGTTGATCAACGTCATCTGTAACACACTCAACGACTTTCTGATCTGAAGCTATACTAACTGCTTCATTCACGATATCGTCCACTGCTTGTGCAACTTCTGGTTGCTGAAGCATTGATCTATATTTCTGTACAAGTTCCGCCTCTGATCTTGCTGTCCCTGCTAGATCAAGATAGCTACTAGCGGCGGTACCTGTGGCCGCAATATCGATAGAGCCATCATCTGCGTTAGGTTGAACGAATGATGGTATATTTACATCGCTTTCGATATTCTTACGTTTTATTGAAAATCCAAATAATTCAGCCATAGTTTATCCTTTAATTAAGGGAGAGGGGTACTCTCCCCTGATTATAGTTATCAAGTTTATGTGTTTGTACCGCCGTCCCCAGTGATTCCACCAGAAACATTCCACCAATCGTATTGGAAGGTAACATCGAATCTTTCGATATCGTCAGTTGTGCTCCAATCCATACCGATAGCAGCTACGCTTGTTGGGAATAAGCCGTTAAAGTTGTATGTTCTAAGTGGTGCACCAGTTTTTGAGTACTGTGTGATTTGTGCTTGAGCTTTATACTCAGATGCACTTGCACCGCCCAAAGTTACGTTACCTTCATGTGAATTGATTGAAGCCATCCATTCTTCCATAGCATTACGGATTAGGAAGTCTTCGTCATTCATGATAGTTACAGTCCACTCTGCGAATGTTCTGTCGCCAGCAACTTTAACCTTGCGTCCGAAGTATGGAATCTCGATTGTTCCAATTGTCGCTTCTGGAATCTGTGCCGCTTGTACCATAAACGGTGTCTTCAGATCGCCTGCTCCATTGATAGGATTTGTAATCGCTACTTGGAACAGGGATGCTTTAGCACCCCCGAAGGTTAGTTGGCTTTTAATTTCATTGATGTTGAAAGCCATTGTTTATTTCTCCTTATTTGTTGTATTATTTATTAAGCCGCACCAACGATCTCAGAGAACTCTACGCCTGATCTAACAGCTACAAAGTTCAACTGGATAAAGTTGATAGAACGTGCTGGCTTGATATAAATGTCGCCAACAAATTGGTTAGTGTCAATCACTTGAGGCGAATTATTAGTTGCGTCACATACGACTTTAAAGTCGTAAATACCACGTCTACCCTGTACGTCTCTCAAGAACGGCTCAACTAAGTTAACAAATGTAGCTCTAGTGAACTCATCGTTAAACTCAAATAATGTTGATTTAGCTGCTTGACTGATAGTCTTCTCAAGAACGATGAACAATCTACGAACATTGATTCTATCAAATGCGCTTGATACACCTGCATAAGTCTTATCACCAAATAACACTGTACCTTGACCAGGCTGAGTGATTACTGGATTGATATTATTCTTGTATAACAAATCTCTTTCAGCTTTGTTAGGATTAACTAGAAGCTTAACAACATTCTTAACATTGCCTCTGTTATAGCCAGCAGGCGAGAACCAAGGATCTCTTAGATCGTCTGTTCTAGCGCAAAGTCCTGCGATATCACCATTCAATGGTACATAACGATATACATCAGAGTATTTATCATACTGGTATTTATATCCACTGTCAACGACAGCAAAGCTACTTGCAGTTACGGATGCTGCCCAATCTACGATATTTTGTGGAGTTATGTCAGTCAATTCAGGAGACACAAACGCTACACAGTCTCTGCGAACTTCAGCGATATTATCGATAATGTAGTTTGCGAGGGCGTGTGTTTTAGCTTTACCCTGAAGTACAAACGAGATATCCACGTCAGCCGGATCTTTGAATAGATCAAATGCTACAGCAAGCTCGCCTATAGTAGCGTCTGATTCGTCTGAACCGTCAGCACCACTTGATAATACTCGCTGAGATGCAAATCCAGTTAGCGTAGAGTTGGTAGCAGTTAATTTGATCCAGTTAGAAGATGCTTCTAGTACTTCAGTGACGAAGTTAGATGTACCATCAAAGCTCTTAGCGCCAGCCGACATCGAAACAGATTCAAATCGTTCGATAATAGAGCCTACTGTACCTGTTATTTTACCGTCAACGTCTTTGACCACGATATGAGCACTACCATTTGTAGGTTGAGCATCAAATAAGTCTGCATCGCCCCACTGCTTAGTGATTGCTCCATTAGAGGCGCCAGAAGTCAATGCTGTATAACCAGTGTATCTGCTAGTGAAAGTGACAGAAAGTGTAACTTGTGAAGATTTGGTGAAATTGTATTCAGCACTCCCGGTCACCGGTTTACCACCGGCATTAAACTTAATATTCTTAGGTGCAGCATCGGTGTGATTGATTGCATCGTCATAAGTCAATGCTAGTTTGATTGCTCGTGTAGCTGAACCAGATAATAGTTTACCTAAGTCAGCCGGAGTACCACCTGTGCCATCATTTACTCTGATTGCAAAGTAAGTTTGCTCATCTACTAGTGATCCTGTAGCTCCACCGACAACTTTAACTCCCAATGCCGCAAAGCCATTAACATCAAAGCGTACAGCGTCACCGGTTTCAAGAGTATCGTCAGCGTCAAGAGATATGATGCTAGATTGAACTGTTGTCACACCATCTTCTAGTTCTGTGATAATGCCTTCAGCAACTAAACCACCAGAACCAACAATACCGGCAGCGTCAAGATTATCATCGGCATTAACTGTAAGAGTTGTCTCTGTTCCGTCACCACCACTAACCCCGCTGGTTAGAACCGTAAGATCCTGCTTGTTTGATGTGGCATGAGTGGGAGTAATGATATCTCCTACCAAGACTGCATCTGCTTGAGCTTTAGATAGACCATTGATTGTTCCTGATGCGCTACTAGGAGCAATTACTAGTGTGCCAGCCGATACTACTGGAGCAAATGAACTGACGCCATTAGCATCGGTAACACAGTGAGACACTGCTATTGAGTTACCCAACAGACCCTTATACTTTGCTGTAAAGTTTTCAGTTACTTCGGTAGCGGCAGCTAATCCTGTAGTATCTGCACGAACTACATAAAGTGCATCACTATAGCCCAAAAAGTTAGCGGCTGTTAGAAAAGTTTCGTGATTTGTCCAAGTGTTTTCATTCGCACTTAGATCGACATATGCTGTGTGTGGCGCACCAAAGCGACTAACTAATTGTTGCTCTGAAGTGATTAAAACTCTTTCGTTGGTTGGACCCCATCGAAATACACCTGCTATAGCGCCTTCGGTTGTTCCAACCGCTGGAGTGCTATTTGTAAGATCGATTTCGCTTACATTAATGCCTGGACTTAGTTGAAAGGCCATTGTTGATTTCTCCTTGTTTATTTTGTAAGTTACAAACTTCTACTATTTTCTATATTTATAATAAATAGAACTCAGCTAATTAAGACAACCATCCATTGTCATCATCTCCGACATAAACGGGCACTTGTGATGTATCGTGACTGTCGTAATCGTTGAATCCGATGGGCATCATACTTTCAGCCAGCTCCTCTTCATTTCTCTGTCTGAGCGCATTTACTGTGTTTATGTTAGTGATTTCTTTGAAGAACATTTGATCTGTCATCCAAGCAAATAGCACTAATCCCATAACTAAATCGTCATGGCAACCAGATTCTGCTTCATAAGAATTAGCTTTTCTAGAAAATGTAGATAGTTCGTTTATTGTGTCAAAGTCATTCAATATCAATTGATCTTGTTCAACTAGCATCTTCAGCATATTACATCCGACTGCCTTGACTGCTTTAGTTGTTCGAATGCCTTTATCTGCTTTCTTTGAGAATCCAGTAGATATTCTTTTACCTGATCTACCCGCTGATTCTGTGAACATGAGTGTCTCTACCTCAAATTCATAATGCAATACTTCTGAGACTTGCTCACCTATATCATTGACTTCCACTAATGTGTAAGCCTCATTATAACTCTTTATACTTCTATATATGATTTCAGCGTAGTCGATAGGCGTTATCATATTATCTTTAAATACACAAACCTGTCTATACGGCATCTCTGTAACATCGATAATCTGAAATGCTGAGTAATCTAATCCTTTGCCTCTGGCGACATCTACGATACAGCAGTATGTGTGGTCTTTCTGAGGCTTTTCGTATACTTTCATATGCTGTGTTTGAGCAAGAGGATTTCTAGCTACTAAGTTCTTTAGCTTTCCTCCCTCGATAAGTGTACCTGATGATCCTAGAAATCCACACTCAAATTCTTGTGAGAACTTCTGTGTATCGCCTTCCATTGCG